CGAAAGACGGAGGATCTTGGATTCACATTTCACCTACGGAGACTGCTGAAAGTTTTTCAAGCCCAAAGTACAAGCATTGGAATCTACATTTATCTGATTTCTCTACATTAGCTATCAAATCGTTGGGATTTAAACTCATCTCTTTGAAAGGGAAGACCTACAACCTGTTCCAAAATTATGATCCATTAGATCATTTTGCCGCTACAGTTATGAAACACTGGAATTACGACATCTACGACAGTTTACGCGGATTTAATAAATTAGCTAGACCTGAACGAATGATGTTCACACTGCTGAAATATTGCAATAAAGTGCATACTAAAACGAAAGCCTTTTCGAATCCAAAGCAACGGATGGCTTATCGACAAGCATTAGAAGAAGTGTATACTATGTTTTCTCGAGCTGGAAATTTCAAACCTCTTAACGAAGAGGACATGATGAAAAATTTACCCTTAGGAACTTCTGCCGGCTATGAATATCTTGGAAAAAAGAAAGAACAAGTCAAGAACGAAGCTTTTCGAGCTGCAAAAGGACGAAGAAATCTGCTACGATATGGACACTGGGATCTGGTACCCTATAAGTTTGCCATGCGCGGACATCTTTCTCCAATCGCTGAGAATAAAAGTCGCCCCGTTTGGGTTACACCTTATACAACCGTTTGTCTAGAAAACATGATGTTTCGACCAATATATGATTTCATATTTAAAGACGAATTATTTCGAAATCTCATATTAACTGGAAAACAAACACTTTCACGTCTAAGAACTTTTCTCGCAAGCGACTCTGAATACTGGTTCGTTAATACTGATTTTTCAGGATGGGATGCTTTCCGATCTAAATTTCTACTCCAAGACACTCTCGCCGTGATAAAGAAATTATACATTTTTGAAGATGCTGTTGACTCGGATTTGTTTGATAGGCTAGTCGATGACTACTGTGCTGGAGCCGTCGCTCTACCGAATGGTATCATCCTCAAACGTGAAGCTGGCATACCAACTGGAACGTTGTTAACATTACTCATGAATTCAATGGCCAATTTCGTCATATTTAGAACGATTACTAATTTTTTAGGCTATGATCACATGAACGAAAAAATTGTAGGAGATGATTATGCTTATATGTCATTTAATTCGCCTGACATGGCTAAAATCTCATTTTATGCAAAGAAATTTTTCGACATGACTTTACATCCCGACAAGTGTTTGGTTCTCCCACCCAATAGTCCAATTGAAGATCGATCTTTTATAGGTTATAAAATGAAAGGAGCTAGATTACATAAAGATGGGTTAGAGCTTTTAAAACATGTATTATATCCAGAATCACATGTAAATAGCGCAAATGTTTCTTTTACTAGAATATTTAGTTATTATATACTTGGTGGAATTAGTTCACCTCTCTTTGTTAGTTTCTTTGAACGTTTTATCGGTGGTTACGAGAATGTATTGAGAAAGAAGAAAGATGGTGTTTTAAATTTGAAAATTATGCATCAAGGTAATCTGAGAGTTTTTAAACATGTATTTAGACTTGACTTTGATTATATGAATATGATGTCATTGGATGATTTTTTCAATCTTAAACATAGTCACATCCCTTATCATCTAACACATGATATGCCTTTAGTTTAGAAAATAAAATCCATTAAATTGGTTTTTGCTTATTTTTTACCAATAAAGAATATTATGTGTTAGATGATAAGGGATGTGACTATGTTTAAGATTGAAAAAATCATCCAATGACATCATATTCATATAATCAAAGTCAAGTC